TACGCTCTTTGCTTCTCATGTGTTCATAGACGTACGCATCTTGGTGCGGCATATCCATAATATGACGTAGCTTACCTTCGTTCAGCATTACTCAATACCTTTCACCAAGTCAGCCGCAGAAGCTATTTTTTGTTTCGACTTACCTGCAGCAATAAGTTCTTGGCTACGCCTTTTCTGGTGTTCCTTGATACCTTTACGCATGTTATCGTCAATACCGTGGCTCTTGCGTTGCATGAAGGAACGGTGTCTAAGTTCGTCTAATCGCGTGCTTTTTTGTGAATCGCTCTCATGGCTAATCTCTACACGCTTACCTGGAAACTTCTTTTCGATGGCAGCTACGCAGCGGTCGTAGTCTTCTTTTGTTTCTGCGGTACCAAGTACACCGAAGTCGACTGGCGCAAATGAGCCATAGCCCTGACCATGGATCGCAAAGCTAAATCCACGAAAACTCATCTTACGTTCGCTACCACATACAGGACAATCATCAGGCCCATCGGCGCGTTTGTACATAGCTTCGTGCTCAAAGTAGTCACAGCCCGTACACTCTACGTTGTTGATTATGTAACTCATTTATCTTTATTCCAGTCTTGGGATTCAAACAGTCGATTAAACTCGTCGGCACCTTTTCTCGCTTCGTCTTCTCGCGCTTTGTTTATCGCAGCTTGTTCTGGATCATCATGTTCGCGAAATACATTGTTTTCACTTCCTTCCTGTCCGTAGTCATCGGGACGAAGGAATACAGCGCCGTCATTGTGTACTTGCCTTGTATACGGTTTCCCGTTTACTTCTACGCTCGATTCTTCTATAGGTTCTGATTGGTGATACTTATAGTAGTTTTCTCGCGCTGCGCTTTGCCCTGCTGCCCGCAACTCATCGGCACTCATGTTTTCTGCGCCAGGTATGAATGGTCCGTATATCTCTGCGTTAGTGTTAAGTATTGCTTCAGTGTCTTCGTCTATTCCACTTCTTTCGCCACCATCTTCACTTTTTCTGTCTTCGTCATCTTCTATCGTTTGTCTTACAATGTCGCGAGCAGCTTCCTTCCTTTCCTCCATAAGTTTTCTAAACTCTTCACTGTTTACGTCTTCAGACCCAATGTCTTCAGTTTTTGTTTGTAGGTCATCTTGCGACTCCATAAGTTCGTTTTGAATGATGTCTTCTCGCGGGAGCGGGTCATCATCACTCACTGGATCTCGTTTGTCTGCATCCTCAAAAAACTTCCTGAACGCAGCTTTACCATCAGATTCTTCTGATTGATTACTCATACTTAGGTTTGTACGAGGACTACCGAAACTAAAACTTTTTTGTAGTTCTCTTTTTTGTGCGTCAAGTTTTTCAGCAAGGTCAGGGTTTTTGCGACGAAATACAGCGGCCGCGTATTTACGTTGCTGAGTGGGTGTACCCTTGGGCACGGTTACAGTACCTGTACCTGCCTCACCCTTATCATCAAGACTAATCTGTGTACGCATGTCTTCCAGTACGTTTCCGGCAGTTGTTGAGCCTGAGATAGCGCCCGGTTCTTTCTCGTCTTCATCGTCAAGCGAAGCACCACCAATGGCTGTGCGTTCTTTGAAGTAGCTGTCAGGTAGTCGTTGGCCTTTCTTGTACGCTGCTTGACCACGCTTAATAACTTTAGCCTGACGCGCTTTGTTCTTTGCGCCTTCAGTGTACTTCTGAGGTAGTCCTAGTTTGTATGGTTGAGTCTTCTTTCCCACGAATCACCTCAAGTCTGTATCGTGTTTTTTAGAGCCTCGAATAAAGCTGTTGACCCGACCCATGGCCCAAGCAGCCATCGACACACCTTTACGTGAGCCAGAGGATAGGTAAGCGCCCTGACCGCGACGATACACTTTGACCAGTGTGCCGTAAGACTTACCTGACTTCTTTGCTTTCTCGCGCAAAGTCTTCTTGGTCGACTCACTTAACGGTTTAGCTTTTGACTTAGTCTTAGACTTAGATTTAGAGCCACTTTTCTTTTTAGATGTCTTACGCTTTGTTTTCAGTGCAGACGTAATCATGTCACGTTTAGTTGCCATTACCACTTCACCTTGTCAGCCCAATAAGCTGCACTCATTTTACCTTTTGCGATGTTCTTGCGGTGCCTTGATTTGAAACTTGCCCGCTTTTTCTTCATGCGATCAGACTCGCCTTTTTTGGGCTTGCCTGCTGTGCTGGCGCCTTGTTGACCAAACCGTATCAGCTTGATTCTGTCACCCTCTTGAGCCAATACAATATGGCTTTTGGTCGGGTGTTTAGGTGTGCGTTTTGGTTTGTTCACACCTTGAAGTCGGTGCTTTTTGATCAGCATCGCTTTACGTATTTGGTCTCGTTTCGACAACGCCATATCAAGTCCCTACTCTTGCCGTATCGGTGCGCCACCGCCAGCGGCTAATGCGTCTTCGGGCTCGGCTACCGCTTGCTCTTCGGGGTTTAGTTCGACGACGTTTTGGTCGAGTGCTTGTTGCGTTTCCGTCAGTGCCCGATCCGCACCGGCAGGCGACTGAGCACCTGCAATCATCAACTCTTGTTGCTGTGCGGCGGCTGCGCTCATTGCAGCATCCTTTGGCGGCATCAGTACGTTCTTTGATAGACCAATACCTTCGATCAGTTCTTCGGTAAGTCTGCGTACGTCAACGTGCGGGCTTTGTACAAGCATTGGGAGCATCTGAATCATAGACTCCAATACAACTGCGGGGTTGCGTTGCATTGGATGGTGTGTGGTCATTTCAAAGTCGACCAGTACGTCTGCGATTGAGTCCAATGTAACTGTGTCCCACCTACGTTCTCCTGTGACGCGTACTGTTTTGGGCTCACTCATGTAAAGCTTAGACAAGTAAAAAGCTTTCGCCGCCACGTCTTGAAGCGCGTCGTTGAGGTGTCCTTCGCGAGTTGCGAGTCGGTTCCGCATTTGGGAGTCGATGATTGCCATTTCGGTCGCGGTCCTGGCTCCAGTAACCTGTCCTCGGGCGGCTTCAGCAAGTGCAGAAATAAAAGCAGCATCGTCTTCCTGTCGAGCGATGAACTCTTTAACTCCCTGCGGTGAATCAGGCATCGGCATTGGGTAAAACAAAGTAGCTAAGTTTCTGATTGTTTCACTGTTCTCAGGCGCTACACCGATGAACGCTCCGGTAGATGACTCAACCGCTTTGTTCAAGTCCTCTTCTGTGATTCGCCCTGCATCGTACAGAATCCTCGGAATCATCAAATATGTGATCTGTTTCATGTGGCTGAGTAGATCGTTGACCGTTTGCTGTTGGTCAAGAATCAACTGCACT